GCAAATGGGCTGAAAAACCAAAATCCAGCCAGTACCACATTACCCGTGGCCCCTGACTTTGTTGAAACCCCAACGGCAAAAAAAATACTGGCAACCCTGACGTGGGCGCAGCTTGCCGGGACGATTGTGCTGGTTTATGGCAATCCCGGCGTGGGTAAAACCAAAGCCATCAAGCAGTATGCTGCCAGTGGTAATAATGTCTGGCATATCACCGCCAGTAAGTCCCGCAGTAACGAACTGGAAACGCTGTACGAACTGGCGCTGAAAATGGGTATTGCTGATGCGCCGTATCGTCGTGGCGCTTTGTCCCGACTGTTGCGCCAGCGCCTACCTGATACCCGTGGTCTGATCGTTGTAGATGAGGCTGACTGGCTGAGTCTGGATGCAGTGGAAGAACTGCGTATTCTCCAGGAAGAATGCGGTATTGGTCTTGCACTGGTAGGCAACCATAAAGTCTACGACCGTCTGACCGGTGGACAGCGCAGTGTGGACTTCGCACGTCTGTTCTCCCGTGTCTCAAAAAAATACGTCATCAATACCGTGTCAGCCGGCGACGTGGACAGTTTCTGTGATGCTTGGCAGGTCGGAGGCCAGGAGGAACGAAAACTGCTGAAGATGATCGCCCGTCGTCCAGGTGCTCTCCGCTCTCTGTCGCACATACTTCCATTAGCCGGAATTTACGCGCAGGGCAAGGGGGAAACCATCGGCACATCGCATATCCAGTCGGCGATGCTGGAGCTGGGTCACAGCAATCTGAGCGAGGAATAACACCATGATTACTGAACGTATTGCGGAACACATCAGCATGGCTGAAGCGGCGCAAAGCTGGCTTCGCTCCCGTGGTAGCCGTGTCACTGACGTTCGGGTTTTCATGCGTCGCCCTTTGTTGGAGATTACCTGCCCACCGTCAGAACTTGTACGCAGTGCATCCCGTATATCGGAAACACACAACGGTGGCACCCGCTCCGTCTGGGTTGCCAGTCTGGAAGGTTGCCGGATTATCTGGCGCTAAAAACAGAGGTGTATGACATGGCAAAAATTACTGCTTATGCCTGGGCTTCGGGATTAATTGAATTAGGACAGACGTTACCCGATGGAGCATTACCCATTATCACCGGAGAAGAAAAACGAATCAGAGATTTAATTGATATCTGGGCCAGGCATTCCCGTACAGGTAACGAACTTCTTGTACCCGGTGTACCTGAAGCCAGTAACCAACATGAAGGATGTAATGCACTGATGAAATTTACCGACTTTATCACGCGTGAATACATTGAAAAATAAAACAGAGGTTTACATGAAAGCACCTAAAAAAACTCGTGCCAAATCCGTCGCGGTTGTAAACGTCCCTCAATCCCGAGAAGACGTAATTGGCGACATCCGCAAAATTGGCGATATTACCCGTGTCATTCTGCGTCGCGAGACAGAGTTGAATGACAAAATTGCCATGCTGACGAATGATGTTGCACCTGGTATTGAAGCGCTTAAAAAAGAGCTTGAACGTCTGCAAAAAGGCGTTCAGACATGGTGTGAAGCTAACCGCGCTGAGCTGACGAAAGACGGCAAGACCAAGACGGCGAACCTCACGACAGGTGAAGTTCGCTGGCGTACACGTCCGCCCAGCGTCAGTATTCGCAAGATTGAAGATGTTATTGCGATGCTTAAGAAGTTAAGTCTGGGAAAATTTCTTCGCAATAAAGAAGAGATTAATAAAGAGGCAATCCTGGCGGCACGAGAAGAAGTAAAAGGTATCGCCGGAATAACAATTAAAACAGATGTGGAGGATTTCGAAATAATCCCATTTGAACAAAGTGTAACTGATTAATTAACTCTCTTTAAATCTCAACTTTTTAATACGGCATGCCTGCCGGGGCTTCGTGCACCCGCAGGCAGCCAAAGAAGGAGTTTAAATAAATGTCTAACCATAGCACCATCAATATCCAACAGATTCGTGATGATATTGCCAGACGTAAAGCGATGCCTGAGTTTAGCCCTGATACCTGTATTGACCGCCTCAAAATAGTTCAGGAGACGGAACGCAGCTTCACACCAGAGATTGTGGAAGCACTGCTGGATGAACTGAAAGTTGTTACGCACACCGCCGCAGTAGACCATGAAGCGGCCTGGTCCCTGGTTGAAGAAAACGAAGAACTGAAGCGCCAATTGGCATCGCTGAGCACTGAGCCACAGCAAAATCCCGTACTGGCCTATGCAGACAGCTATCGCAACATGGCTAAGCTGGGGGTGGAATCTATTCCGGTTTGGAACGTGATTACTGACCTGGAAAGAAATATCGCACCACTTTACACCGGCCCGACATCGCTGGTAGTGCCGGATTCACAGGAGTGAATGAGAATGGTGATCAAGTTCCCTGAAAAGGTTTTTGAGCTGGGTCAGTGGTGGTATCGCACTGCTGTTGAGTTCGAGATCGATGGCATCAGAAATACCGCATTTTTCTACTCACTAAACCGATATGACGCTGCTTGCAGGCTCACCGCTATAAAAGAAAACGGTGTGCTGGGCAGCGAGGATACTACGTTTATTGATGCTGGTGACGGGGGGAATTTATGAGCCGTGCCAATCTGATAAAACTAATCCATGTTGCCCGTCGCAAGCTACAGCTGGACGACGACACTTATCGTTCTGTACTGATGCGAGTGACAGGAAAACTCAGTTGTCGTGATCTGAGGATCGGGCAACTGGAGGATGTGCTGAAGACGCTGGAAGATAAAGGATTCAAACGCACCCGCCCCCGTTCTCCGGCCCGCCGTCATCGTGAAACGGATATAACTGCAAAGGTCCGCAGCATCTGGCGGCAGATGCATCTTGATGGGTTTATCCATGACGGTAGTGATACTGGACTGGATGCGTTCGTTGCGAAGATGACCGTCAGAACCAACAAAGGTAAAGGTATAGCCAGTCTGGCGTGGTGTCGTGGCAATAATCTTCTGACGGTGCTGGAAAGTCTCAAACAGTGGCATTTGAGAGAAATGACTGAGGCTCTGAGTCCACGAGACCTGGCTTTTCAGGACAATCGTGGCTATGACGCCATCAACAGCCTGTATTCCCGTAAGGTAAGAAAGGTGAGCATATGAGCGAAAAACAGAATGACCTGTTTGGTGATATCCAGGACGACAGCATTCTGGAACACCTGGACGATGATACCTCGGCAGAGACTGTACGCTTCCCGGCACTGTTGACAGAGCTGAATACGTTGCTGCGTGGGGAACTGACAAAGCATGGGGTTGACCCGCGTATTTCTCTGGAGCTGGTTTACGCGATTAGCTGTCAGATTGGCGGAATGCAGATTTATTTTCCACGCGGCCAGACTCTTGAGTCACTGATTCGTGATATGAAAATCTGGAGGGATTTCAACGGCAGAAACATCACAGAGCTGGTTGAGCGCTACCGTGTTACCTATAAAACGGTGTATAAAGCCATCAGACGTATGCGTAAACTTGAGCACCGCAAGCATCAACTGGATTTATTTGGCAGGGAGTGAAATATGAAATTTTCAGATATCTTAATTATTGGCATCATTTTAGGTGTGGGCTACACGTATTTCTTTTCTAATACTGAGGCTCCCTCGGTAAATGAAAATCTCATCACTCAGTTTGACAAACGTGATGTGATTAAACGTAGTGAATGGTCAGAGGGAAAAGTCATTGACGGCATTCAAATTTATACAGCCTCCAAAGATTATACTTTAGCTAACAGCATATGGATGCTTGGTAAAGATGAGGCCGCTGTAACTGTTCTCACGGAAGGGAAACAGCCGGAATTTGAGGCAACATTCATTGTGAGTCAATGCAATCAACTTGCAATGGTCGTAACCGATAAAGAGGCTTCAACTGTTAAAAATGACGTCATGTCAATTTTTAAAAGTGCCTTTGATTCAGATAAAGACAAAGACGGAGTATTACGTGCATCAGGTGAAATATCGGGTAGACACTTCGATGTTTCTGTCCGAAAACTTGGTTCGGTGTCCACCTTTTCTTGTGGAATAAAAACCGCGTAATCACAATTATATTTATTGAATGAAGCCGGTTAATCCGGCTTTTTTTTCGTCCGGCACATGATGGAAGGGAAATCTAATCCACTTCCAAAGGTGCCGTTTTATGAACAACACCCCCGATTCTCCCGCATTCCGAAATGCTCTTACATTCGTGCTCAGAGCAGAGCGCGGATATGTCAACGACCCTACTGACCGTGGCGGCGAAACCAACTTCGGCATATCAGATAAACGTGACGGCGTGGCCGACGGCAAGACCGATGTTGATGGTGATGGGAAACCTGACACCCGCATTCGTGATTTGACCGTTGAACAGGCCGGACAGATTTACTTTCGTGACTACTGGTATCCCGCGTATTGCCCGCTATGGCCGGATGAGGTTGCCCTGTTCGTCTTTGATTCTGCCGTCCAGCACGGCGCTATAAAGGCTGTTCAGTTGCTTCAGGAGGCTGTCGGATTCACCGGGAAAAGCGTGGACGGTATCGCCGGTAAAAATACCCGTGCTGCCGTTGAAAGTGCTGACCCTGACTGGCTGATGAACCGGCTGTACCTGCGCCGTTCCCGGTATTACGCCGACATCATCAAATCAAACCCTTCACAGGGTAAGTTCCTCAACGGCTGGTTTAACCGCCTGGACAATCTCGCTGACGCCTGCCGTGAGATTTCTGGCGTCCAGTATTCGGTTGCCCGGAGCTGATATGGGTAAGGGATGGGACGCTTCGCTGAAACTGGGACGACGTGACCGACTGCGGCAGGAAGTTCTTCATCGTATGGCCGGTGGTCCCGTCCCTGTTCCGACAAGTTATGAAGGTCATGACGGGACGCACGGCAGCTACTACATGCGCGGCTGGTCATCCGTCGATATCAGAGACATCGTCTGGCAGTGCCAGCGATATAAGGAAAAACATAATGTTTAAATCGTTTAGCTGCGACTGGTTAAAACAGGCGCTGGTACAGGTTTTGCGCTCCGGATGGAGCATTGTCATTCTCGTCGGCCTGTCGCTGTTCATCTGTAGTTTCACAGGTCGCCAGGCATTTATGGTCTGGTGGCTGGCACTCTCCGGTGTGGTACTGATCGGATTCAGCATCTTTCTCGGCAATCTGCCGTACAGGCTTCTTAAACCTGAGATGCATATCAGCCGGCATGCCCGTTTCTGGTCGTGGGTCATCTGGGTTGTTGGCGTTTTTCTTCTCCTTCTGAGTCAGCTTTATGCCAGCCCGTTATACCTGATTTTTCTTTCACCAGTTGGTGCTGCTACCGGCGTTCTTTTCTGTATGTGGGTTAAACGTAAGGGGCTTCTTGCATGGATCCAGTAACCATCTCTACCGTTGCCAGCGTTCTGATGAAAGCGGGTCCAGCTCTGCTGCGAACCGTGGGTGGATGGTTTGGCGGTGATACGGCAAAAACGGCGGACTCTGTGGCCGGGATTGTTGAGAACGTCAACAACGTCATTAATCCACAGGACCAGCAACGGGTGCTTGAGCAGAAACTTGCCACGCTTCCCCCAGAGCAGTTCGTCCAGCTCCAGTCCCTGAAAGTCCAGGTTGAGCAGATTCAGATGGAAAGGGATAAGGCTGTTCTGGCTGACCGTCAGGCGGCACACCATGAACAACAGGACACTATCCGCAACGGTGACAACGCCACGGATGAATATGTCCGGCAGACCCGCCCGCTGATGGCCCGCCTGTCACTCTACAGCTGTATTGCATACGTGATGCTGATGTCCCTGGGTCAGCAGGCCGGTGCTGTTTCTGCGGCCTTCGGCCATGCGTTTTCAATGCCGTCACCGGACTGGGATATCGCGCTGATGCTGGCAACGCCGGCGCTTGGATATCTCGGTTTTCGTACCCTTGACGGGTTCGCGCGGTACAGCAAATCCAGTAAACACAAAACGATGGCGGCAGGTAAATGACGGATGAACTGGACAAGGCCAGCGGCCTTGAGATGGCTACGCGTGAACATGCGTTAAATGCTCAGTTAAACCGGGTTAAAGAGCACCCTGAACATCCCGGATTCTGTAACGACTGCGGTGATGAAATTGACCCGAAACGTCTGGCGGCCATGCCGGATGCAGTGACCTGCATTGACTGCCAGACACTCAGGGAGACCGCATAAATGGAATGGGAGACGGTTAGAAGCAACTGGGCTGTCATCTGGGCCGTCCTGATGTCCGGTATCAATATTATCCATCTGCTGCTGGGGAAAACGTACGCCCGTCGTGAAGAGATGGAAAAAGTAAACAACCGTATGAGCGCGATGGAGAAGGCCATTGACGGTATGCCGTCGCGGCACGAACTCCACCAGTTGCAACTTGATATGAGCAACCTGCGCGGTGAAATACGGGAGTTTTCCGGAACGCTGCGACAGGCTGCCCGTATCAGCGATCTGTTGCTTGAAAACGAACTGAAGGAAAAGAGTTAAGGGGTATGAGCATGCGTGAAATTCTCGACAGCGACCAGCGTCTGGTCATTCTGCGTTCCCTGATGGAATGCGGTGCCAGCGCAAATGAATCCATTCTCCAGACCTGTCTTCAGACTTACGGCCACCGGGTATCACGGGATGTGGTTCGTACCCATCTTGCATGGCTGCGTGAGCAGGGACTGGTCAGTCTCAACGATGTATCCGGATGTTATGTCGCCGAAATCAAGGGCCGGGGTGAAGATGTAGCGCTCGGGATGGCGAGTTGTCCGGGCGTTAAAAAGCCTCGAGCGAGGGAATGATTATGGAAAAAGAAAAAATCACCCAGGCTCTGATCAACTGTCGCCAGCAGGCTGAGCAGTTGCGTCGTCTCGCCGGACTGGCTGACCTGCGTGAGTCTGGTGAAATCGGGATGTCCGGGCCTGCACTCTTTCAGGCCGGCGTGGTGATTGACTCACTGTGTAATGCCACTGAACGTGCCATTGAAGGGATCGCTCGTCTGGACCGTTCTGAAACTCAGTTGATTGCGGAGCGTGATCAGGTTATCGCCGCACTGGAAAGCATGTATGAAGCAGTGACCGGCGCACCACCGGAGTGGAGTAGCGCGTTTGGTTTTACGGATGCGATTGAAGACGTGACATCACGTATTTTCGACCTGGAGAACCCCGGCCATGTCTATTAAACCTCTGAGCACCGGCCAGCGTGACATCATCAGAAAAATGGCCGCCATCCTTGTCTGCGCAGAAATTGAAGCCAGGGCCATTGCGCCACAGTTTGAAAAATCGACGGGTAAAAAGTATGACGCCAAATCAGAAGAGTCATATCTGAACATCTTTCTCAACAACAACCCGGAATACAAACGCGTCTGGACGTTGCTGCTGAAGGACAAAACCCGCCACGAACGTGACTTTCTTGAGCGTCTCAGGGGGGAGAATGGCAAGTGAACGCCAGACGCGCGGGCGTCCATCAAAGATTGATCTGCTTCCGGATATGGTTCGTGATCAACTGCATCAGATGCTGCGTGACAAGCGGCATACCCAGGAAGAAATACGTGAAGCCATTAACGAACTGATTAACGAGCATAACCTTCCGGAAGACATGCAGCTCAGTCGTACCGGTCTGAACCGTTACGCAAGCCGCATGGAAGAGTTCGGGGCAAAGATTCGTGCATCCCGCGAGATGGCTGAAATCTGGGCGTCAAAACTTGGCTCCGCACCAACGTCCGATGTCGGCAAACTGTTGCTGGAGTTCGTCAAGACGCTCGCCTTTGAAACCTCAATGGATATGGCTAACAGCAATAAAACAGTTGAGCCAAAAGCGCTGGGTCAGCTTGCGCTTGTTGCCCAGCGTCTTGAGGCTGCCGCGATGGCGAGCCATAAACGCGAGAAAGAGATCCAGCAGGAATTCGCGAAGAAAGCCGCTGAGCAGGCGGAAAAAATCACACGTTCTGCCGGACTGTCGGCTGAGACGGCTGCCGATATCAAACGTCAGATTCTGGGGATTGCAGAATGACAGCTATGTCTCCGGCCAGAACACTCACCAGTCAGTCCGCTGCGGCGATCCTGTCGGGTACGTTCGACAAAAGTCAGTTGTTGCTGCCCTATCAGAAACGGTGGATTGCCGACACCTCTCAACTGAAGATTGCAGAGAAGTCACGCCGTACCGGTCTGACCTGGGCGGAGGCCGCAGACGCTGCGCTGAACGGCTCAATGTCGGTGGAAGCCGGAGGCTGCGATACGTTTTACGTCGGCACGACGAAAGACATGGCGCGTGAATTCATTGATGCCTGCGCCATGTGGGCCAAAGCCTATGATCGTGCCGCATCTGACATTGGTGAAGAAGTGCTGAAGGATGAGGACAAGGACATTCTGGTCTATGTCATCCAGTTCGCCAGTGGCTATAAAATCAAAGCGCTGTCATCTAATCCGTCGAACCTGCGCGGTATGCAGGGTAACGTCATCATTGATGAGGCCGCGTTCCAGGCTGACCTTGCCGCCGTGCTCAAAGCGGCACTGGCGTTGACGATGTGGGGGAATAATGTTCGTCTTATCTCCACCCATAACGGTATCGATAACCTGTTCAACACTGTCATCACGGACAGCCGGGCCGGGAAAAAACGTTACTCTGTCCATCACGTGGATATTGAAACGGCCATTGCTGAGGGGCTGTATCAGCGTATCTGTCAGGTCACCAAAAAAGACTGGTCTGTGGAGGCTGAGGCGGAATGGCTGGCTAACCTTCTGAGCGACACAGCCACTGAAGAAGATGCCCGCGAGGAATACTACTGCGAGCCGAAGAACGGCGGCGGTGTGTATATTGCCCGCTCTCTGCGCGAACGTGCGGCCAGAGGCCCGACCGTTGTACTTCGCTTTACCGGTACGGCAGATTATAACGCCATGCCGGACGGGCTGCGCCGTGTGGACATGCAGGAATGGCTGGAGACCGTTGTTCTTCCCGAACTGGAGAAACTGCCGCAGAACCTGCGACACTGTCTGGGTGAAGACTTTGCCCGTAACGGTGACCTGACAGTGTTTGCGCCGATGACGGTCAACGATGATACGACGCGTAATGTTCCGTTTCTGGTGGAACTCAGCAACGTGCCGTTTAAACAGCAGGAACAGGCGCTGTTTTATATCTGCGATCGTCTCCCCCGCCGCGACGGCATAAAGCTTGATGCCCGTGGTAACGGCCAGTACCTGGCAGAACAGGCGGCGGAAAAATATGGTGATGAGGTTGAGCAGGTGCAGCTTTCCGTCAAGTACTACCGGGAGAACATGCCCCGGTTCCGTGCGGCATTTGAAGACAATGAACTTGTACTGCCAAAACATGAAGATGTGATCACCGACCTCGGCGCTATTCAGCTTTATCGCGGCGTACCAGGTATTGATGATGCACGAACTACCGGCACCGATGGTCGCAAGCGTCATGGTGACTCCGCCATCGCTATCTTTCTGGGCTTCCTCGCCAGCCGTGAGGACTGCCGCCGTTATGAAGTCCATAAGTTAAAGAAACCCTCCCGCCCCGATGAGCGTAACGAACACCGGCAGGTTCGCATTACTCGGGGTCTTAAAAACCAGCGGGGATTACTCTGATGTTTAAACAATTATCCGGAGCCGTTCGCCGGCTGTTCAGTCCTGCCACGGGTGAGGTTGTTACCGTGAATAAGGAGGAGCTAAAGCAAACGCAATCCGCAGCGGCGGTAATGAGTATTCGCTCACCGACAGCAGGCATCAGCGTTGCCAGTACACTGAGTCCCGGCAGGCTTGCCGGGATATTACGTAATGCCGCCGATGGTAATGCCCGTGATTTCTTCATCATGGCGGAAGAACTGGAGGAGCGTGACCTCCACTACGCCAGTGTTTTACGTACACGTAAACTGACTGTTTCCGGGGTTGAACCTTCCGTTGAGGCCGGGAGTGATTCCCCACGCGACGTGGAGATTGCGGATGATATCCGTAACCTGATGGCACAGCCGCAGGTTCCTGAGCTGCTGTTCGATCTGCTTGATGGTCTTGGTAAAGGTGTCGGGGTCTGTGAAATTCTCTGGAATACCGGCAATACACTCTGGAAACCCCGCGATTATGAATGGGTTGATCCGCGATTTCTGAAACCTGACCGCGAAACTCTGCGTGATTTCAGATTGCTGACAGACAAAAATCCCATCGACGGCGAGCCATTGTCACCGGGAAAATTTATCGTCCATAAACCACGCCTGAAATCAGGTCTGCCGCTGCGTAATGGTCTGGCGCGTCTGGTGGCCGTCATGTATATGCTCAAGTCCTACACCGTCCGGGACTGGTGGGCATTCGCTGAAAAATTTGGCATCCCGATTGTGGTGGGGAAATACGGTAACAACGCCAGCCCGGAACAAATCCAGACGTTGCTGGATGCGATTGCATCACTGGCCTCCGATGCCGGCTGCGCAATTCCTGATTCTATGAAACTGGAAATGCAGGAAGCGGCCAGCCGTAATACCGGTGGCACACTCTTTAAGGAGATGGCGGAATGGTGTGACGCTCAGATTAGTAAGGCCGTTCTGGGGCAGACCATGACCACCGATGACGGCAGTTCACGCGCTCAGGCGGAAGTCCATAATGGTGTCCGTATGGACATCGCGAAATGGGACGCCTGGCAGTTATCTAACACGTTGTCTGAGTTCCTTGTCCGCCCCTATGTGGATATGAATTACGGTCCACAGGAGCATTACCCCCGTGTCGTTCTGCGCATCAGCAAACCGGAAGACCTCAAGGTACTGGTGGATGCACTGTCGCCACTGATTGACCGTGGGATGGAAGTTCAGATGTCAGAGATTCGTGACAAATTCGGACTATCTGAACCGGAGAAAGGCGCAAAGATCCTGGTGCCTGAGATGAAAATGGCTGAGCCATCCGTTGCCATGAACCGCGAGCAGACCGCACTTAACCGCAGTCAGCCTGATACCCTTGATCTGATGGTTGATGACGCCATGAAAGACTGGCAGCGTACCGGTGATGCATTCACCAGTCCGGTGCTGGAACTGGCGAAGAAATCTGACAGCTTTGAATCTTTTCTCGCTGGCCTGCCGGCGCTTCAGAAAGAACTTGATGCCGATGAGTTCGCGACGCAGCTGGCGATGCTCTGTTTTAAAGCCCGGTCGCTGGGGGATGTAAACGATGGCTAAGCCGGTCAGCGATAAATACAGCATTATTCCCCAGGAAGCGCTGGCCTGGCTGAAGGCGAAAAAGCTGAAGCCGGGATTTGATTACCGCGATGTCTGGATGGAAGAACACAGCATCGGCTTTACTGTGGCAAAGATGACGCAACTCGATTTGCTCGCTGACGTTCGCCAGCTCGTGGAGGATGCACTGGAGAACGGCCAGACCTTTGAGCAGTTTCGCGAGTCTCTTAAACCCCTGCTGGTGAAACGTGGATGGTGGGGACAGCAACTGATGGATGACCCACTGACTGGTGAAACCCGTATTGTCCAGCTCGGCAGTGATCGCCGGATGCGCGTTATCTATGACACCAACATGCGAACCGCCCGTGCAGCGGGACAATGGCAGCGAATTGAGCGCACACAACGGGCAATGCCTTATCTGGTCTATACCGTCGGCCCTTCACGTGAGCACCGTGCTGAGCATCTGCGCTGGAAGGATGTCTGTCTGCCTGTTGATCATCCGTTCTGGCGAACACACATGGGTCCGAACGGCTGGGGCTGCAAATGTGGTACGCGGCAAATCAGCCGGTATGAGTATGAGCAGATGAAGGCGAACGGCACTATCAACACTGAAGCACCGGAAATCCGTACAGTCAGGTGGGTTAACAAACGCACTGGCGAGGAAGAGACCATTCCGGAGGGTATTGATCCAGGCTGGGCGTATAACCCCGGCATATCCCGACCCCGCGAACTGGAGGAACAGCTACGCAGCAAACAGGATGCGTTTAACAGTTATTCGCCAGAGAGATAAAAACCATCCCATAATACGCGTGGCGGCATTAACGATTATCGCGTCATGATGACACGTGAAAAAATCGTTAAACGCGCCACAGCGTTTTTAAACGTGTTTTAAACGCGGTTTCATGCAGCGTTTACAGTGAAGCCGGTTAATCCACCTTCTGACCCGTTCCCCTCCACACTGTCCGGAAGTAAACAACGTGACCGGACAACACCATGAACCCGAACAATACGGAACTGCTGGCGCTCTGCTTTCAGCTTCCGGACCTTACTGATGATGCGTTGCCGGAATGGCTGCCGGTGATAACGGCTGGGGGCCTTCCCACCCAGCTCGGCAAATAAAAAAAAAACCCGAAAGCCATTATTCGTGCATCGATGAGCTATCCGAAACTCCCGTTTGATATTGAGCATGCAACCGAGCTGAAAGGACCGAAGGGCGAAGAAGCTCCGGCTTACGGCTGGATTGACGGCTATCGCGTCAGTAATGGCGTGGTGGAAGCGCATGTTGAATGGACTGATGACGGTGTGGCACAGCTGCGTGGCAAGAAATACCGCTATTACAGTCCGGCCTTTGGATACACCGCTGACGGTCAGGTGACCCGCCTGTCCAGCGCAGGACTGACCAACAAACCCAACCTTGATTTACCCGCACTCAACTCTGAGGAAAACACGATGACAGTACCTGTCCAGATTGTGACAGTGCTTGGCCTTGCGGCCACTGCCCCAGCAGACGATGCAGTAAAAGCCATTCAGCAGATTAAGACCGCCGAGCAGGTGGCGCTTAACCGTGCTGAGAATCCCGACCTGACGAAGTTTATTCCCTTTGAAACGCACCAGCTTGCACTGAATCGTGCGGAGAGCGCTGAAGGCAAACTCAATGAGATTGCCATCAAAGAATCAGAAGCACTGGTGGACAGCGCCATTGAAGCCGGAAAGGTCGCCCCGGCGAACCGCGAAATGTATCTCGCCACCTGCCGTTCAGAAGAAGGCCGTAAGCAGTTTGCTGAGTTTGTGAAAGCGGCACCGGTCATCGTGAACAAAGAAACGACGACCAAAAAAGAGAGCGACGCTGGCAACGCTTCACTCTCCGATGAAGACCTCGCGATGTGCCGTCACATGGGCATCAGCCAGGAAGAATTTCTTTCCGTTCGTAACCAGGAGAAATAATCCATGCAGGTATCCGCAGAAATATTGCATGCGCTGACGACGGCCCTGAGTGCCGCTTTTACCAGAGGTGTCGGGCGGGTCAATCCGCAATATCGAACCATTGCCACTGTCATCCCCAGTTCCGGCGCATCTAACACTTATGGCTGGGTTGAAGACTTTCCGACCATCAAGGAATGGATCGGGGAACGTCAACTGAAAGAGCTGGCTCAGGCCGGGTATGTCATTACCAACAAAACCTGGGAAAACTCGGTCAAGGTTAAGCGTGAAAAAATCGAAGACGACCAGATTGGTCAGTATTCCGTGATTGCTGAACAGCTTGGCCGCGACACCACTATTTTCCCGGACAAGCTGTCGTTTGAATTGCTGTGCAAAGGCTTCAATACGCTGTGCTGGGACGGTCAGTATTTCTTTGATACCGATCACCCTGTTGGTGCACTCACCAAATCGAACGTTGTGGGCGACCCGACGACAGATGCTGGCGAGCCGTGGTTCCTGATTGATGCCACGCATGCGCTGCTGCCCATCATTTACCAGGAGCGCCGTCCGTTTAATTTCACCGCCCTCGACGATCTCACCAGTGAACGTGTGTTCCTTCAGAACGAATTCGCCTACGGAACCGATGGCCGTAGCAACGTTGGATTTGGCTTCTGGCAGACCTGTGTCGGGTCAAAAGCAACGCTGAACAAAGCGAACTATGAAGCCGCCGTCTCCGCAATGATGGGTATCACTGACTCTAACGGCGAACCACTGGGCATGAATCCGACGTTGCTGGTTGTCGGTAAAAATAACCGTGGTGCGGCTAAAGCGCTGATTGAAGCGGTCATGGCTGATGGTGGTGGTTCGAACATCTATTACAAGGATGTTGATCTGCTGGTTTCACCTTACGTCAAAGCGTGACGTCGTTACGTAATAAATGACGTAACTCCGGATTAAGGAGGGGTTATCCCTCCTTCAAACGTACCGTAAACGAGGTTTAAAAAGTGAGTGGAAAAGCTAATAAATCAGCCGCTGGCAAGACCGGAACCGCTACGGAAAAGAAAGACGACAAAGCAACGAAGGATACGACTGTCCAGGCGCAACCGGCACCGGTGGCACCAGTTATTACTGATGACGGTCAGACATCACAACCGGCGGTTACAGCTACAGGTGTCACATCTGACCCGGAACCTGCATCCGGTGATGGTGGAATAGCCGTCACTCCGGAACCTTCCGGCCTTATCACTGTACAGGTTGATAAGGGCAATCTCACTGGTGATGAGCTGAGAAATCATCTCTGGCGGGAGACGCTGGAACGTGACCATACAGAAGCTGTTCGCATTGCTGAAAATGTCGTGGTGCTGGAGGTCCGCGCCATTCCGGAAAACGGCTTTCATCGCGCGGGCCGATTCTGGCCGCACGATCCGGTGAATGTTTTCGTCAGCGACAACCCGGATGAACAGATTCTGGAGGATGCCGGTGGTAAACCGCTGCATGGCTGCGTGATTAGCACCGATACAGCCCGACGTCTGAAGGCTGAAAAGATGCTGGTTGTGACCGAACTGGAGGCTGTTACCGAACCTGAAACCGGTGCGGAGAGCGAATAATGGGCATTTACGTAACGCGTGAAGACCTGCTGGCAACCGATGGTGACCGTGTCTGGAACATGGCAATCAACAAAGAGACGCAGCAGCTCGACGAAGAAAAGATCCAGCGGGCGATTGATGACACTGATGCAGAAATTAATTCCTTTCTGGCGAAGCGTTACCAGTTGCCGCTGAATCTTCCGACCCTGCCGAGTCCGTTGCGCCGTGCTGCGGTTTCTATCGCGTTTTACTGGCTGTCTGAACGGGACCATCAGATCACCGATGAAATCCAGAAGCGTTACGACGAAGCCCTTCGCACCCTGCGTGAAATTGCTAACGGCACCCGTGACCTCGGAGTGCCGTCTGACACCCCGGTTCCTGAGACCGACACCGGAAAGCTGATCATCGTCAGCGAAAACCGCCGTCTGTTCACCCGTAACAACCTGAAAGGGGTGCTGTGATGGGAATTACTGTCGAGGTCAGAGGCGACCAGAAGCTTCAGGACATTCGCCGCGCGATTGAGCGGCTGGCTGACCAGTCACTGCAACAGGAGCTACTGGAGAGCATTGGTGCTGTGGTGGAGTCACAAACCCGCCGTCGCATCGCCAGCGAAAAATCCAGCCCTGCCGGTGAGAAGTGGCAGGGCGGGGCCGGCAGCTAAGCCGAAACCTGTTTAACAT